CAATTTACTCATGGTGATACAGCAGGAAACATCGTCAAGTTCACTTCCACCAAAGTTGATATTAGTGATGTGAGTTATTCAGAGTTGAATGGAATTGTAATGGCTGAAATTCCATTTACTGCATGTCCATCAACTGCTGGGAATGATGAATTTGAGCTTCAATATAAGTAAATCAACTTTGATTTGATTAAAAGGGGGCTTACGCCCTCTTTTTTTATGGTTAAAGTAGCAAGGTATCTCTATTACTTATCTTATGAGTTTTATTAAGAAGAAGGTATCTGCTTATCCTTGGCCTGTTGAAGTAAAGAAACCATCAGAAACAACACCTGGTGAATTTGATACTCATAATTTCATTATTAAGTTTAAAAGGTTAAAGAAGTCAGAACTTGTTAAGTTTGATGCGGAACAAGATTATGGTGCTTTAAAAAAAATAATTGCTGGTTGGGATCAAATTGAAGATGAAGAAGGAAAAGGTATTCCTTTTACAGATAAGAATTTAAAAGATTTTTCTGAAGATGTTGATTTTGTTGCTGGTGTTGTAGCTGCATTTAGTGATTTCTATCAGAATGCTCAAGGAAAAAACTAACTGATGCTGCTCTTTATTGGGTTTCGGGTGGCAGCGGATCAGATGAACAGGTTAATGAAGATGCCAAAATTTTTGGTATAAAATTACCTGAGAAACCAAAAGAAGAAGATGGATGTGTTGTATGGGAAGAGAACTGGGAAACAGTTTTAATGTTTTTAAGAATGCAAACTCAATGGAATGTCTCCATGAGTGGTTATGTTGGTTTGAAATATGAGGTGTTATTAAGTGCAGGAGGTTTATTTGACCTATACAATGTAGAGAACAGGCGAGCAATGCTTGAGGATTTAAAAATCATGGAAAGCACGGCACTTACCGAAATGCATAAGAAGGATTCTTGATATGGCTGGAAAAGTTGTTGAAACCGTTTCATTAAAACTTGACTTGCAAGGCTTTGCACAGTTGCAAGGTTTAGGAAATAAATTTAAGAAATTAGAGAATCCTATTAAGTTAGCTGGAACAGGGGTTGCTAAATTAAAGAATGAAATTATGGGGTTAGGAAAAGTAACTCCTAACACGATTAGTCACTTAAATGCTCAAGCAGATGCATTAACAAGAGTTCGTCAAACAGTAGAAATTGGTACACAAGAATTTAAAGAACTTACATTAGAAATTAATAGGGTACAAGGTGCGATAACCAAGGCCAATGCTTCGATGAATAAAGCAAGCTTTGGTCGAAAAGATATGTTCCAAGGTTTAAGTACTGTCGCTGGTGCTACTGCTTTTGGAGGGCCGTTGCCTGGTATAACTGGATTGCTTGGCGGTGGAATAAGTAAAGCACTAGGAGGAGGATTTACAGCAGGTGCGACTGGTGGAGTAGCAGCAGGTTTTGCCTTAAAACCTGCTATTGAAGGGATAGGAAGTGCTACTACTTATGCAGCCGATATTGATAAAGCAAAAATTGCATTAAAAGCAGCAACAAGAGTTCAAGGAGATGCTGAAGCTTCAGCAAAAGCTTATGCCTTAGCAATAGCCCAAGCAGATAAAGCCGTTAGAGATTTCAATGTTCCTCAAGAGGTAGCAATTCGAGGAATGACTCGTTTAAGTGCTGCGGTTATTGGTGCTGGAGGAAATATACATAATGCTGGGGCTGCTTTTTATAATGTACTTGCAGCTATTAAAGGTACTGCTGGTGGTGCGGAAGATGCAAAAGCAGCGATAACTGCACTTGTCCAAATCTATTCAAAAGGGAAGGTATCAGCCGAAGAACTTTCTGGGCAGTTGGGTGAAAGATTTCCAGCAGCCGTGACTGAGTTCCAAAAAGCTAATAGTGATATATATGCTTCAACTGCTGATTTACAAAAAGCTTTAAAAGATGGAACTGTTGGTTTAAATCAATTAGAAAAATTCCTGTCTTTGCTTGGTGGTAAATATGTTGAAGTTGCTAAAGAGATTGGAAAGTCAAGTCAAGATGCTGGTGCGAGAGCAAGAGTGGCTTGGAATGATTTACGAATAGCAGTTGGTAAAACCTTGCAACCTGTTGGTGCAGAGATACAAGAAATAGGAATTTTGTTGATGCAAGATTTATTACCTGCTGCTGTAAATGTTGCTAAAGCTTTTCTTGGTTTAGCAAAAATGGTTGTCCCAGTTCTTAAATTTATTGGAGAAAGAATTGCAAGTATTAGTCAATTGGCTGCAATACTTACTCCTTTTCTTGGGTTTATGGCATTTAACGCCATTGCTACGGCAGCAGGTTTTACAACTATGGGTGCAGCAATTGGTGCGGCAACTGTACAAATGGGATTATTTATTGCGGCTCAGGCAAAGTCATTAGCTCTTGCTTTAACTAATCCTTGGGTGTTACTTGCATCAGGAATTATTGCAGCAACAATTGCAATTGCTAAGTTCACAGGTGAGCATGACGAAATGTTGGCAACTTTAAAGGCTGGGACTGCTAGTCAAGCAGTTTTTGAGCAAGCGATACAAAAACGAATAGATTTAGAAAAAGAAATTCTTAAGTTACAAAAGAAAGTAGACGATGAAAAGAAATTCTTAGAGGAAGGTGGTTTTGTAATGGTTGGAGTAGATGAACAAGGTCGTTTACCAGAGTTAAAGAAAAAATATGAAGAACTAGGTGAGGCAATGGAGGCTTTTGTAAAAGGTGGAACAGATCAATTAGAAATAATGGAAAAGTTGAAAAAAGAATTTCCTGAATTATTTGCAGCGGCATCTAGTTCATCTCTTCAAAAATTTGCAGATAGTTTGAAAGATTTCAAGCCAGCAGTTGAAGATGCTGTGGTAGGTGCGTTTAAAGGGTTAGAAGATACGATAGTGAATTTTGTTCAGACAGGAAAACTTGCGTTTAAAGATTTAGCTCGTTCAATAATTGCAGATATGGCAAGGATTGCTGTAAGAGCAGCAATTGTTAAGCCTTTGATGAACTTTATGTTCCCAGGTTTATTTGCTAAAGGAGCAGCTTTTGCTGGCAATAATATTGTTCCTTATAGGAAAGGTGGAGTTGTTAGTAGTCCAACAATGTTCAAATATGGTGGTTCTAATTTAGGCGTGATGGGTGAGGCTGGCCCAGAGGCGATAATGCCTCTTAAGAGAGGAAAAAGTGGAAAACTTGGAGTTGAAATGCATGGTCGTACTGGAGGAACAACCAATGTTAATTACACAGGGCCAACATTAAACTTTAACGGTGATGAATATGTTCCTAAGTCTGCTGTAGGTGGCATCGTTAATGCTGCTGCAAACAAAGGTGCAAGTATGGGTGAAACAGCAACAATGAGATCATTACAAAATAGTCGTTCATCTAGAGGGAGGATTGGACTTAGATGAGTATTGTTCCCATAGTTACGTTCATAGAAATCTATGATTCAGAATTAGTTCCAGCTTCAGGAGATATTTCAAATGCTGTGCAGCACCGATTCCAAAATAGTGAGCCAAGTTCTAGTGGCATCCAATGGTCTGGGCCAGATGAAAACCATACAACAAATAAAAAATTTGATTTTCTTTCTTTTATTTATCAAGGTGCAACCAGATCTAATGATGGAAGTAACCTTGAATCAGCTTTAGTTTTAGCTAATGAAAGCAATAATAGAGAAGGATCTTTAGGTGCAAATAAACTTTCTATGAGTTATGCAGCCGAAGCTGTTAATAATGGCTGGAGCGTTAGAGTTTCTACTTGTCAGATGACTGATACAACATTTAGTGCGGTGAAAACTGTTTTAGCTTTTGATATTTGGAAAATAGCCTCAATGGGGTATGACAACGCAACAATTGAACTGCTATTAAGTTCTTCTATCGATGCGATTGGTAGTAATACTGGTCGTTTTTTAACAAGTAGTTTAGTAGGTCATTTACCTGTAACTGCAAGGATTCAGACAAGGTGAAAACTGCAATGTTGTTAGGGTTACCTTATCGTTTAGGGTCTAATCCAGATCAACACAAAACTGCTGATTGTGTAAGTCTTGCTGGACAAGTAATTAGAAATTACGGACTAGATTTTCCTACTCAAGAACGTAATTGGTACAGGCGTTTAAGAAAAAAAGATTATGAGGTATTTCGTGATGAACTAAAAAAGTGGGGAACACTTACAACAACCGCTAATATTGGAGTTGTAGCTCTCTGCAAAGCAGAAAAAGGTTACGGATTAGCAGTTTATTGGAAAGGCGGTTGGCTATCATTCGTAGACAAGACGGTTCGCTGGACTCCTATAGAAGGCTTGGGGGTCATCGAACTCTATTACCCTTCGAGATAGAGTTATGTGAAGCGATAGGTGTTACGCCAAAAGAATATTTTGAATTTTTAGATTTAACAGATGCTTACAACCTAAAACAGCAAAAAGGATACGAAAATGTCCCTTTAATCGTTAATGGAGGATTAGAAACATGGATTGTAATTGAAGGTGGTAAATGGGTTGGTTTAACTCTTTGGGGAAAAGTTGCTGTAACTGTTGCTTTGGTTGCCGCAGCATATTTGCTTGCTCCAAAGCCTAAAGATCAAAGTGCAGGGCCAAGATTAGATATAGGTGGTGTTCAAGGTAGAAGTCGTTTTAATCCCACACATGGTTTTGAGTCTCTACAAGATTTAGCTTCATTAGGTTCATTCATACCTTTGGTTTATGCAAGACAAGGAGTAAGAGTTTCTAGTCAGCTTCTTTGGTCACAAGTAAGAACAACACAATACGGTGAAACAATTAATGCAATTGTTTTATTTTCTAATGGTGAAATAGGATCTAAACCAAAATTTGAATCTTTGGCTTTAGGAGAAAACTTTTTAGCTGATCTTCCTTTATCAAAGCAAAAAGTATATTTTTCTAGAGGTGCAAGAACTGATGGCAGGTTGCAAGGAGTTTCTGATACTCAAACACCACACGCAACAGATGACGATCAATACCAAGAAGGTTCAGCTAAAAACGCAAATAATTATGCTTATCGAGGAAATCGAGAATATGACGATAGTGATCCATTCATGGTGAAGCTCTATAAAAATAATTCCTTTGTTTATGAGCCAAGTTTCAGTAGTACAAAAACACCTTCAACAAACAATACCTTTGGTGTTTATGCACCTATGCCTAATGGCAATGCTTATAAAGTTAATTGGGAATTACTTTTACTAGCGAAAGACGGTGATGACAACGTAAAAAGAGATGCACGATATAAAATGGGCAAGCTTTATCACGAATATCCTAGATATGTTGGAATAACAAATCATGGATCTTCTCCTACTCATTCATCTGCTGGTAATGGCGTTGTCTTAACTCCTAATCAAGTTGTACCTGGCTCATTAATTGTTAATTATCGAATTTATCATGCGTTAGAAGAAACAGCATGGATTGATTCGTCTATTACAGATGTTGATCCAACAAAGAAATGGAATAAATTTTCACCTTGGGGTTCAGCAGATGCAAAAGGTGTTGTAGATACAACTAGAGAAAATGTTGATGATGCGATGGCTTTGGGAGAGCAATATATGGTTGGTTCGACTTTAATGACTGTAACCAGTGAAGATAATGGTAATAGATGGGTTTCTGGCTCTCAGGGATTTCAAAAAGCAATTCAATTGCAAGCAGATGAAGCTGGATATTTAGAATTTAGGAATACAGATGAAACACGATTACCTTACGAATCTTTAGTTGTTCAGAAAGTAGAACTTGCAACTTTCTCAAATACTAGAAAATGTGATGTTACAGAGATAGGGGTAAAAAGTTTAGTTTGGAGACAGATTAGTGGTTTCCCTAATGTTAATGAGATGCCTAATCCAGATCGCATTAGAAGTTATGAGGATAAGAATGGTTCAATTCAATTAGGAACTATTAGTAAGTATGTTAAACGTCTTAGCTTTTTTAAATTACAAGCAAAGAAAATAAATTCAACAGATAAATTTGTTGATGTAAGTAGTATTGCTATTTGCGTAAAAGGTTCTTCTCCTGTTGCTCAATATAATGCAATTACTATCAAATCAATTAATGGCCCCAGTCAATATGAATTTAGATTTTTACCTGTAGCTGGAAATATAGTGCTTAATCGTAACTATTATGATCGGAGTTATGTTCATGTTCTTAATTACTCAGCACAGGTAAGAAAAACAACAAATTATAATTTAGGATTGCAAATTTCATATCATGCTCAAATTGAATTCTTACCTACAGATTTAACAATAGGAAACAGTTTTACAAACAATCCTGAATGGGATAGGGGAGGATTGGGTCAGAAATTTGCTGATGATGGCACAACAGTTCTACCTATTACTGGCCCTGTCGAATCATTCCAACCTGTGAATGATAACAGTGCTTGTCCTGTTGATGAAGATTTAGTTTGGCAGTACATATCTGGACAATTCTCACCATCTAACCGATGTACTTATTTCGGGAATGGAGTTAATCAAACAGGTGGTCAGTTAAGTCAGCATACAAACGTAACTAATTACAATTACAAAGGCACTCCTATTGTTGGCAATGCTTATTTCAGTCCAGAAAAAGGTATTGCTATTACGTCTGAGCGTTTAGGTAATGGATGGACTCGATGGCATTATCTTTTTGGAGGAACTTTAGTTCCTATCTCTTTCTTTAAAGATTATCGTGATAACGATATACCTTACAATGATAATGACTGGACATCTTACGAAGAAGAAGTTGATAGCAATGGCAATGGTACTGGGAGATACCATAGATTTAGACTTGCAAGAAATCCTGCCTCATGGGGTGGAGGAGAAGATTGGAGAGGGCCAGCTAGAGATGCAAATGGCGACGCAATTCCTGGGAGAAATCTTTACGCTATTGCTGTTCAACAATCAAATAAAAAACCTGACATAACAAATACTGTCAACGTAAGAACTACAACAACAACAAAAGGCAGTGGATCTGGTCTAACTGTAATAGTTGAGAAAGAGACTGATGGTACTCAAACATGTAGGAGGTATTCAGTTGCTGCACCTGGAACTGGTTACGAAGATGGCGATACGGTTACGATTGATAGTGAATCGCCTAGTGAAACTTTAAGAGTCACAATAGTCCCACCAGTAATAGATGCTCCAGACGAAGACACTCATAGTGATTGGAGAGATGATGGTGGAGATGGCACAGCTACTTTTTATACAAATTACTGGTCAATGGTTAGGCATAATCCAAATAATGCCATAGCTGATTATTTCTTATTTGATTCAGAATCTTCAAGCCATGAAAATGGCCCTGAACATGAATTGACATATATTAATGAGATTGTTCATTCAGGTAGTAGTGCTAATCCTCAAATTAATTATGAACATCTTGCAATAGCTGGGATCAGAATTGGGGCAACAAATACTTTAAGTAGTTTTAATTCTTTCTCTGCCTTTATTCAAGAAGGAATAAAAGTAGATCGTTTGGTTACTGACGCTAATGTTGGTATTCCTAACCGTAATGTTCCTGATGATTATCAATCTTCTGATAATTTTGTAGAAATAGCACATGATTTATTAACTAATACAGATTATGGTTCGGGAGATATTGTCGGACATGATGGTGTTGATCGTGCAAGGATGATTGAAGGGGCTAAATATTGTAGAGCTAATGGATTTTTCTGGAATGGTGTTATAGATAGTAAGTTTAATTTAAGAGAATTTATATTTGAACACGCAGGATATAACTTCTTAGATTTCTCTATTTTGGGTGGTCGTTTTAGCCTAAGACCAAGTTTCCCTATAAATGATGACTATACAATTAACTACAACGCAACTATCGACAATAAAGGTATTGACATAAAGGCTTTATTTACTGATGGCAACATGAAAGATATAAAAGTCACTTTCTTAACGCCAGAAGAAAGAAAGATGTTTAAAGCAACTGTTATATACAGGAAAGATGAAAGAAACAGTAATGGAATTGCTGGTTTCCCTGAAAATATTGCTAAAACTTATGCTTACAATCCAATTAGAGCAGACGGAACAGTTGAAGATACATCAAGCTTCTATCCAAAAGCAGAAAAGCTTCCAGAAGAAGTTTTTGATTTAAGTAATTGGTGTACGAGTGAAAGACATGCAAAAACATTTGCAGCAATAGCTTTATCAATAAGAAAAGAAGTTGATCATGGCATCGTTTTTCAGACCCCACCAAGTTCTGTCTTTGGATTGATAGCTGGTGATTACATTCGAGTGTTAACAGAAGCAACACATACAAGTCGATTTAACAATGGAAGTATTGATTCGGAAGGTGTTGTTATTTCACGGTCAACAATTAGTGGTTCAATTAATACTTATTGCTGGACACCAGGCACATTAGATGGTGTCGAGGAGAAAGAATTTTCTGTAGGAAGTGATGGTAAAAATTCACTTGGCTTAGTAAATAAATTATTTGCTCAAGTTGACACCACCGAAGAAGATAGGATTTATAAAGTTGAATCTATTACTTATGGAGAAGAAGGCTTTATTCAAATAGCTGCTAGTCATGTGCCTTTAATTAATGACAAACTTGCGGTTTTGCACCATGCAAGTCCTGATAAAATAAATAGTATTGATTTTGATAGTCGTTTCCCTGAATTAAGAGGACTTTGATGGCTCAATTTGAACCTACTACTTTAGTTCCTTCTACAAGAAGTTACTCTCCAGGTAATTATCCGCAAGTTGAGTTTGAAGCTCAAAACGGTGTAAAAACTGTTATTCGATATGGGAAAAATCGAACGGGAGCGAGCTTAACATTGGGATTTAATAATATTGCTGATGCAGACGCAGCAACTATTTTGTCTAATTATGAGGCTGTTAATTCGGTTTGGGACAACGTAACCTTTGATGGAACAGGAGTTATTGAAGGAGCAGCAAGTCAAATGCAAGTATTTTTCAAGGAAGGAACACCATTAAAATGGAGATATGATGGCCCTCCAGAGGTAACAAGTGTTTTTAAAGGATTGAGTAATGTGCAATGTAAATTTGTTGCTTGCCTCGATTCGCCTTAGAATAGAATGACTGTTTAACTTAGAGATTGTCGTGGGCTACTATTCAGGGGCTGATGGTGTAATGAAAGTTGGCTCAACAACCGTTGGAAGAGTCACAACTTTTAGTTTTACATCAAGCCAAGAAACTTTAGACGTAACAACGCTTGGTGATAGAGATCGAAAATTGGTAGGTGGAACTCGCAGCCTTTCAGGTAGTGCTTCTATCGCTTACTATTCAGCTTCTGGAGCTACTGCTGGAGACACAATGGCTTCTACGTTGATGAATAACTTAATTAAAACAGGTGGTGCGGCTTCAGATACAGTTACTCTTTCTCTTGGGATCAATGATTATGGCGGCACTTATAAAGACATAACAATGACAGTTATTCTTACTTCAATAGCTGTTTCAAGCGCACAAGGCGAGATCTTTAGTGCTGACATTTCATTTGAAGCTGCTGATGCTCCTTCAGGATTCGATCTATAAAAATAAATGCCTGTTTATTTAGGAACTGGAGGATTTATTGAATTAAAGCGAACATCTATGGATGCTTCGTTGAGTGCAACCTTGGCTGTTTCTGATGTAAATGTTTCTCGTAAAAGATTTTCTGTTGATCATAAAGTTGGAACAATTATTACTGGAGATAAGCTAGATATATCAAGAACAGATGGAAGTGGAAATTTAGAGCTTGTTTCAGGTCATTCGGATAGAGATGGTAGTTGGTTCGTTCATGTTGATGATATTGGGGGGATGCGCTTGTATTCAACTTTTGCTCTTGCCGTAGGTGGTACAAAAGCAAGTGCTTTAACATTGGTTGCTCCTTCAGGTACTCAAACAATTAGTTTCAAAACTAGAAATACGTCTTATAGACCATTAGCAAGAGTAGAAGAATATGAGTTCACGACACAGCGAGATCAAGTAGAAATTAATCAGTTAGGAGATACATTCAAGCGTCAATATGATTCTGGTTTGATTTCAGGCCAAGGTTCAATGACTTGTTTTTGGGAACATAGATATGTCACTACTGACCATGATTATTCAGCCGATCAAGAGTTTTCATCTTATTTAGCTCGTTTGATTTTACGAGTACAACAAGGCTCTGATTTTTTAGGTCGTTTCTTTTTATATAGAGAATCTGCTTCTTCCGCTAATAATGCTTGGTATGAATGTGATGCTCAGATTACCAATTGCTCTATAACTGTTCCGAACGTAGGAATAATAAAAACTAATATTGATTTTGTTACTTCTGGAGAGTTTCAACTAAAGGTTGGATCAACACCTGGTTATTTACTACAAGAATCTACAGATTACATATTGCAGGAAGATGGAAACAAGCTTTTCTTAGAAGATGATGCAACATAATGTATAAGAGAAGTAAACTGTCCCTAAAGTCCTTGAGTTAAATGGCTGATCTTCAAATAAGTCAACTGCCCTCTTTAGCGGAGGCAGATTTAGCGGCTGGAGATGAACTTGCTGTCGTAGATGGTAGTGCGTCAGAAACCAAACGAATCACAGCTAAAGCTTTAGTTGAAAAAGGTGTTGCTTTAATTGACGCTGGTTCGATCCCTGGTACAGCACTTGCAAGCCTTGGGGCGAATACAGTAGTAACGGCAAGTATTACTGATGCAAATGTAACGACAGCAAAGATTGCTAATGCAGCAATAACAGCGACACAAATAGCAGATGCAACGATAACTGGAGCAAAGTTAGTTAACGATACTGTTACAGCAACTCAAATAGCAGCTAATGCGATAACAGCTAGTGAACTTGCAGATAATGCAGTAGATGAAGCAGCAATAGCGTCTAATGCCGTAACTGTCAGCAAGATTGCTAATACAACAGTTACTTACGCAAAATTAAATTTATCTGATGGTGATATTCCAGCAGCAAAAATTGCAACTAATTCATTAACTGCTACTCAGATTGCAGCCAATGCAATTGGTTCTTCTGAATTAGCAGATGATGCAGTAGACACAGCAGCGATAGCAAACTTAGCGGTAACAGCAGCGAAGATAGCTGGTAACACAATTACAGCAGCGCAGATTGCAAATGCGACGATAACTGCAACCCAGATAGCTAATGACACAATCACTGCGAGTCAAATAGCAGCAAATGCTATTGGAGCTTCAGAACTTGCTGATGATTCTGTTGATACCGCTGCAATAGCAAACACAGCAGTCACCAATGCCAAGATTGCAAACGCAACAATTACTGCGGCTAAGTTAAATCTTTCTGATGGAGATATAGCAGGAGCCAAGATTGCAAATGATTCAGTTACCGCTACTCAGATAGCAGCAAATGCAGTTACCTCCTCAGAACTTGCAGACAATGCTGTAGATACAGCCGCTATAGCTGCAAATGCGGTGACAGCAGCAAAGATTGCAGCAAATACAATTACTGCGAATGAAATTGCAGCCAATGCCGTTGGTGCTAGTGAGCTTGCCGATAATGCAGTAGACACCGCTGCTATTGCTGATGGAGCCGTGACTTCTGCAAAGCTTTCTGGAGCTTTAGCTTCTGGAGCGATTGCGGATGATGCCGTTACGACAGCCAAGATTGCGGATGATGCTGTAACTGCTGCCAAGCTCGGAGCAGGATCAGTAGACACAACTGCTTTAGGTGCAACTTCTGTAACAACTGCAAAAATTGCTGCTAGTGCAGTCACCGATGCAAAGGTAGCGACTGGAATTAGTGGAACAAAGCTGACAGACGGAACGGTTACAGCCGCCAAGTTAAACACAAGTAATATTGATAGATCTTTAAACGTAGCGTCTGGAAATCTTGGAATAAATAACACAGTTTCTGCTGCGACTCGTTCAGGAATTACATATAACGCACAAGGATTAATAACCGCCACGGCTGCTTTGGTTGCAGGAGATTTACCTCTTGCAACAACTTCAGCAGTAGGTGGTGTCTCGATAGCTAGTGCTGGTGGTTTAGCGATAACAGGAGCAGGTGCTTTATCTATTGCAGCAACAACAACAGGAGCTACAGCAACAAAAGTTACCTTTAATAATTTTGGACAAATAACAGGAACAGCAACGCTTGCTGCTTCAGATTTACCTAAAGCTACTGCTAGTGCAGTTGGTGCGGTTTCTATTCCTACAGGTGGCCCTTTATCAGTTGATTCAAATGGTGCTGTTACGGTTGTTGATTCAGGTGTAACTGCTGGGACAGGGACAAAAGTTACTGTTGATGCGAAAGGTCGAGTTACTAATCTCGCTAATCTTGCAGATAGCGATCTGCCAAACCACAGCGCAGCATTATTAACTTCTGGAAGCGTAGCGGCTGCAAGGATTGGTAACGATACGATTGATGGTACTAAGTTATCAAATAGTTCGATAACAATAATACAATCTATAGCGCAATCTGGATTCCCTACTGCACAATTTACAGGCCAATTATTGTTTGACTCTGTTGCAGAAGATGCTTATCTCTGGGACGGGAATGCTTGGCAAGCAATTACCACTCTGACAAAGGGAAGTTTGGTCTTTGGAGGTACATATAACGCCAATACATCGCAGATGGTTAGTGTTACTTCTGCTGGATCTGCGGCTGGTTTGTCAGTTGGAAGTAATTTACCTACAGCTTCAGCAACTACCGATGGAACTTACGTCGTTGTTTCTACATCTGGAACTCCATCTGCGCCTGCTCCAGTTGTAGCACTTGCGCCTCCTGATTACATATTAGGCGTTACAAATACATCAGGTAGTAGCTGGAATGAGGTCGATTTATCGCAGACCGTAGCAGGCCAGGTCGCAAGCAATATCACCTTCACACCTTACGGTCAATTAAGCTCGACCAACGTGCAGGATGCGTTGCAAGAATTAGAAACAGAGAAACTAGGACTTGCTGGTGGTACACTGACGGGTCAGCTACTTATTGGTAATACTGGAACGCTTGTTTTTGAAGGTTCAAGTATAGATGCTTATGAAACAACTATAGGAGTAACGAACCCAACTGCAAGTGATAAAACAATACTTTTCCCTGATGTTTCTGGAAATGTAATTACATCTGGAGATACAGGAACTGTTACTTCAACAATGATCGCAGATGCGACAATTGTTAATGCAGATATAAATGCTTCTGCTGCAATTGCGTTTAGCAAATTAGCTGCTTTAACTTCTGCTCAAATTCTTGTAGGTAACGGATCAAATGTTGCAACAGCAGTTGCAGTTACAGGTGATATAGCAATAACAAATGCAGGTGTTACTTCAATTGCTGCTGGTGTAATTGTTGACGCTGATATTTCAGGATCGGCTGCGATTACTGGTTCAAAAATAGCAACAGGAACGACAAGTGCCGTTGGTGTTTTACAACTAACAAACTCAACATCAAGCACTAGCGCAACAACTGCTGCTACACCTGCTGCTGTTAAGACTTCTTATGACTTAGCTAATACAGCAAATACAACTGCCAATGCTGCTCTACCGAAAGCTGGTGGGACAATGACTGGCAATTTAATTGTTGATAATGCAAAAGAGATTCGACTTAGTGAGGCAGATTCAAACGGTGCAAATTATCTAGCATTAAAAGCCCCTGCTTCTGTAACGGCTGATATTACTTGGACTCTTCCAGATGGTGATGGCAGTGCCAACCAATTCTTAAAAACAGATGGTTCAGGAAACTTAAGTTGGGGAACTGATAGCACAACTGATAGCACCAAACTTCCCTTGGCTGGTGGAACCATGAGTGGTGCGTTGAATATGGGAAGTCAAAATATTACAAATGCTGGAACAGTCACAGGAACCTTCGTAGGAAATATCACAGGAAATGTAACTGGTAATGCCTCTGGATCAGCAGGATCTTGTACTGGAAACGCTGTTACTGCAACAGCCTTAGCAACAGCAAGAACAATTAACGGAACGAGCTTTGATGGATCGGCAAATATAACGGTTACTGCTGCTGCTGGCACACTTACAGGAACAGAATTAAAAAGCACAGTTGTTACATCGAGTCTGACTTCTGTTGGCACATTAACTGGCTTAACTGTTAGTGGAAATATTTTGATGAGTGGAACTGGAGTTCTTGATATTCCAGCAGGTACGACAGGAGAAAGACCTGGATCAGCAAACACTGGAATGTTTAGATATAACACTACTCTTAATCAATTTGAAGGATATAAAAATACAGGTTGGGGAGAAATTGGTGGTGGTGCTGGAGCTACTGGAGGATCAACTGATGAAGTGTTTATGGAAAATGATCAAACAGTTACTACTAATTACACTCTAGGGAGTAGTAAAAATGCGGTATCAGTTGGAAACTTAACTGTAAATAATGGAGTAACGATTACAATACCTAATAATGCGACTTGGGTGGTGCTTTAAATGCCAGCTTACGGAAAAGTTAAAGTTGATACGATCACGTATGACCTGTCAGGGACTGCGACTGATGTAAGTGTTGCTGATATTGCGACTAAGGCCTCACCAACATTTACAGGAACGGTAACAGTCCCAACTCCTACGGCTGGTGATGACTCAACGAAAGCAGCATCAACAGCTTTTGTTGTTGCTAGTTTTGCCACCAAAGCAAGTCCAGCATTTACAGGAACAGCCACAGGAGTGAATCTCACGCTAAGCGGAGATTTGACTGTAAACGGCACAACGACCACGATTAATACAACCACCCTTCAGGTGGAAGACAAAAATATTGAGATCGGCAAAGTATCAAGTCCTAGTGATACCACGGCAGATGGAGGTGGTTTAACTTTACTTGGAGCTACAAATAAGACATGGAATTGGGTTAACGCTACAGATGCTTGGACTTCTAGTGAGCATATTCATTTAGGAGATAATAAAAAGTTAAAACTCGGTACTGGAGAAGATTTTGTAGCTTACTTTGATGGTTCAAATACTTATCTTGCTGGTGTAGCTGGTAATGTAAATATCCAAGCTAAACATACTGAAAATTCAATTATTGCTATTCCTGACGGAGCCGTAGAGTTATACCACAATAACGTCAAAAAAATAGAGACTGGGTCGCAAACCCAGATTATGTATGGAAATCTTGAGTTAACAGATGGATGGTCGCTTTATCTAGACAATGGTTTCAATAATGCTAGTTCAAGGATAGTAAATGCAGGAGGCAGTGGAGTTGCTGAACTAAAAATTTATACACAAGCTTCGGGGGGATCTTCAACACAAGCTTTACATATCAACGGATCACAAAACGCCACGTTTGCTGGAACGGTATCAGACAGCAAAGGCGATTTAAGAAAGATACCTTCAAATTATCAGAGTAGTGCATATACTTTAGTTGCTGCTGATGCTGGTAAACATGTAACTACCAGTGGTAATACCCTTACGATTCCGAACAATGTCTTCAGTTCTGGAGATGCTGTCGTAATCGTGAATAATAGTAGTTCAGAAATAACAATCACAGCTAGTATTTCTAACTTATTTCTAGGTTCTGATGGTAGTACAGGAAATAAAAAATTAGCAGGTAGATGTACTGCTACTGTCTTGTTCACTGGTGGAACACATGGCTATATTTCAGGTGGAGGCTTATCGGCAGCGTAATCAAATGTCTTTATTTTTTATCACTAAACAAAGGAGGAATTAATTATGTCATCAATGATGTGTGGGATGTTATTAGGTGCAGGTGTAGTTTCTAAAAAGACATACGTTGACGATATTTTCAGCACGTATGTCTACACAGGAACGGGATCAGCTAGGTCTATTAATAATGGAGTTGATTTATCAGGTGAGGGAGGCTTAGTCTGGACAAAGCAAAGAGACGGTACAGGTGTTCATAAGATATTTGATACAGTTAGAGGTGCTGACGAGAGTTTTGAGACACACAATAATAATCAATCTTGGAAAGATGACTCAGGGACTATTTATTTATCGGCGTTTAATAATAATGGTTTTAGCTTTGGTTCTGGTCATGCGAATACAAATGCCTCTAGTGATACTTACACATCTTGGTCTCTAAGAAAGGCTCCAGGTTTGCTGGATATAGTTGAATGGGATGGTGATGGAAATACTGGCAGAGGTATTTCACATAGTTTAGGCAGTGTCCCTGGATTAATAATCATCAAACAAACAGATGGGAATCAGCAATGGATGGTATATCACAAGTCTCAAGGTTCAGGCAAATATCTTGTTTTGAGTAGTAACGCTTCATGGGTATCTAGTAATTTTATGGATGATGGAATCGACCCCACATCAACTACATTTTATTTATCTGGTCATAACTACGTTAATGGTTCTTCAAAAAGTTATATAGCCTACGTATTTGCAGGAGGTGAAAGTCTTGCTACCACTGCAAGAAGTGTGGATTTCGATGGAAATGATCGTTTAAGATTAGTTAATGCAGGTGCAGATATAAATCCTGAAAATGGTGATTTTACTTGGGAATGTTGGATAAAACCTGATAATTGGTCTGGTACATATATGGCCCTTTGGGGTATGAGTTCTAATGGTTTATGGATAGGTAAAAATGATAGTAATTTTGTAGTTCGTCACTCTGGTGTCGGTGATTTAATACAGGTATCCACTTTTCCTGAAATAGGACAATGGACTCATGTCGCAGTAACAAGATCGGGAACAACACTAAAACTATTTTATAATGGTATTGAACAAAAAAGCGTAACAAATTCTACTAGTTTTGCTACTCTTACTACTGTAACTATAGCTGACGGGGCTGATGGTTCTGGATATTTTGATGGAAAAATTTCTAATTTGAGATTTGTCAAAGGAACCGCAGTTTATACAGAATCATTTAGACCACCAACTGAGCCATTAACAAACATAACGAATACCAAACTTTTGTGTTGCAATAACTCATCTACTACAGGTGCAACTGTAAGTCCTGTATCGATTTACAGTGACGGTGATCCAATAGCAAGGACAGATAGCCCCTTTGATGACCCTGCTGGTTTTAAATTTGGAGAAGCAGGTGATCAAGGAGCAATCAAGTGCGGTAGTTATATAGGGAATGGTTCTTCTACAGGTCCAGAGGTTTATTTAGGTTGGGAACCGCAGTGGATCTTATTGAAGCGTTCTTCTGGAGGTACAGGTAATTGGGCGATGTTTGATTGTATGAGAGGGCTAGTAACAGGAGGTAATGACCCCGTATTGCAACCAGACTTAACCGATGCAGAATATACAACGACTCAGTATTTAGATGTTACTCCTACAGGATTTAAGTTAAAAGGATCTTTTAATCAAAGTAATGCAGATGGTGACACATATGTTTTCCTTTGCATCAGACGCAGCGATGGATACGTTGGCAAGCCTCCCGAACTTGGTACGGGTGTATTTACAACTGCCGCAAGTAATTCTGGCTCAAAACCTGGCTTTACAAGTGGATTCCCTGTTGACTTCTACCTATA